TCAGCGTGATCAGCAGCAGGATTTGCAAGCCTGATCAAGTCATCCAGCCGTGGCAGTTTGGGCATGGCGAGACGAAGGCGACTTGTTTGTGGCTGAAGGGGCTTCCAAAGCTCAAGCCGACGAACATCGTAGACGGGCGCGAAGCGCGGATTCATCGCCTGCCGCCGTCGCAGGATCGCTGGAAGATCCGCAGCACAACATATAGCGGCATCGCCGCAGCGATGGCCGACCAGTGGGGCAACGCATGACAACGAAACTAGACTTCTCAGCGCTCGCGCAGCGCCTGCTCATCAGCGCGGAAACCCTCGTTCCCCAGTGGCTGCCTGGCGGCCGACGCCGGGGCCATGAGTGGGTCTGCGGTGATCTCAGCGGCGGCGAGGGTGACTCCTGCTCGGTCAACCTGATCAGCGGACGCTGGGCCGATTTCGCAACCTCCGACCGGGGCGGCGACCTGATCGGCCTGTACGCCGCGATCCATGAACTCAGCATGGCCGAGGCCTACCGCGAACTCGACGACCAGCCCGCAGCGCCAGCGCGGCCGCCGCGCCCAGCGAAACCGCAGCGGCAGGTAATCACCCCGGTGCCGTCAGAGTCTGCCGACCATGACTGCGTGCACCCCATCTATGGCGCACCGTCGGCTGGCTGGACGTATTACGACGGCAACGGCGACGTTCTCGGATACGTGGCGCGCTACGACCCGCCCGGGCAGCGCAAGCAAATCGTTCCGTGGACTTTTAGCAGTGACGGCTGGGGCATGGGCCAGTGGCCGGTGCCGAGGCCGTTATACAGGCTGCAGGAACTGGAGGCCCGCCCCGAGGACCCGGTTTTGGTGGTCGAGGGCGAGAAAGCCGCCGACGCTGCGGCAGGGCTGACGGGCAGCCCATACGTCTCCACGACGTGGCCTGGCGGGGCGCAGGCTCTCAGCAGGGCGAACTGGCAGGTTCTGCGGGGCCGAAAAATCCTGCTCTGGCCCGACGCGGATCAGGCCGGCATCGAGGCTATGGAGCGCCTGGCGGCCATCCTGCAGCCGATTGCGGCAGAGGTCAAACTGATAGACCCCACGGGGCGGGCCGATGGCTGGGACTGTGCCGACAGCGAGTGGACCCGGTGGGCCGACGCGCGGGCCTGGATCGCGCCGCGCGCAGCGGTCTGGAAGCCGCCGGCACCCGAGCCTGCAGCGAAGCCCGAGCCGCAGCCGGCAGCCGACCCGACACCGCCAGAGTCAGACGAGATCGGGACGCTGGAGCCGCCAGAGTGGTACAAGCGTTTCGCGTTTCTGCTCAGCAGCGCCGACTTCTTCGACCTGCACAGGCGGAAACTGGTCGAGCGCAAGTCATTCGACGCGGCATTCCGGCATCACAAGATGCACAGCATTCACGCCAACGCCAACGGCCTGCACAGCAGAGTCAGCGCCAGCACCAGTTACGACGAGAACCGCATCGCCATGGGTGCCCGCACACTGGCGGGCATGATCTACGCGCCTGGGAACAGTCTGTTCGTCGGCCATGACGGCGAGGTCTATGGCAACACCTGGCGCGACGGCAGGCCGGCGGGGGCGCCTGGTGACGTTAGCCCGTGGCTGGAGCACGCAGAGCGCATGATCCCGGACCCCGAGGAGCGCCAGCATTGCCTAGACTGGATGGCCTACAAAGTCCAGCACCCAGCGACGAAAATCAACCATGGCGTTTTGCACGGAGGCCGACAGGGCAGCGGGAAAGATACCCTCTGGATGCCATTTCTGCACGCCGTGGGAGGCCCGACAGGTCAGAACATCAAAACCGTTACGACGGATGAACTGCAGAGCGCATTCAACTACTACGTTCTGTCCGAGGTTCTCGTTCTGAACGAACTGCGCGAGCCGGCATTGGCCGACAGGCGGGCGCTGGAAAACAAACTCAAGCCGCTGCTGGCTGCGCCGCCCGAGACATTCAGCGTCAACGAGAAAGGTCGCCACCCCTACCCTGCAGTCAATCGCCTGTCAGTGTTGGGGTTCTCCAACGAGCGCGTGAGCCTGTCGTTATCGGCAGATGACCGACGTTGGATGGTGTTATGGTCGGAAGCCGGCATATTGCCGCAGCAGGAGGCCCGCGCCCTCTGGCAGTGGTATCAGGCCGGCGGCTTGGACCGCGTGGCCTACTGGCTGCGGCAGCGGGATGTAAGCAACTTCGCGCCGGGGGATCGGCCGATGGTAACTGACGCCAAGCATGTCATGCTGGAAGGCGGACTGTCGGCAGGGGAGGCCCTGCTAGCCGAGGCGATGCGCAACCGGGTCGGCGTGTTCAGGCCGGGGGCGATCATGGGGCCGTGGCAGCCGGTGGTTGACGAACTGCAGCAGGGCATGCAGGATCACAAGATCAACATTCAGAGCCTGTACGTGGCGGCGGGGCATGCCGGCTGGCTGGATCTCGGGAAGGTCCGGTGCCCGGAGCATCCAGTGAAGAAGCACATCCTCTGCTCGCCCGACACGCTGGAGCGCTACCAGAGTAACCGCAGCGAGATTCGCCGCATGCTCGAAACCTTGATGCCTGCGGCGAAGGTCTACAACTTCAAAGCGGGCTAAGCCGCTCCGAGGTTACCAGCTCGGGTTTTCTGCTTCCTCGTCGGCGCCTTCGGGCGTCGGCTGAGGATCTGCGCGCCATTCCAGCGTCGCGGCAGCGGGAGCGTGCCGCCAGCGACCATAGACGGCAAGGATCGCGGCATCTTCAGCCGCGTACCAGTGCCGCAGGGCCGTCAGGTCGTAATGGGCGCCGAAACTGAGATTCTCGGCAGCGCGCCAGGCCGCGACGGGATCGGCTCCGGTGTCGGCGAAATAACGCTCAGCGGCAGCGATGCCGCGTGCGATGCCTTCGGGGCCCGGGTTGCAGTAGGTCAGAACGAACATTCGTTTCTCCGAAAAAGATGCCCCGGACGGAGCGAACTCGACGCCCGGAGCGAACTGGCCGAAGCCAGAGGAGGAGACAACGGTCCCCGGAGGGACCGCGCGATTATAGGTCCAGCAGGGCGGCTAGCAACAGGGCTAGCAGGATGGCCAAAAGCGCCAGGATCATCGATTCTCCTACATCAGCGCCGGCTCGGCATCGGCCGGCGGGATTACGCGGCCTACAGGGCGCGCGCAGGGCGGCTGGCTGGGGTAGTCCAGCAGCTCGGGCGGAAACGGCCACCGCGGACCCCGTAGGGGCTCTGGTGGGGTGTCAGGGGCGGCGGGCTGCATCGAGGCCCGCCAGATAGGCATGCATGCGGTTCATCAGGTCACGCGCGGGGATGTGTCCTGTGCTCAGGGGCGACGAAACGCCGCCGCCTTCGGTGACCATGCGGTGCAGTGCGAAGCCGCCGTAGGCGCGCGACAGGTGATAACAGCCGATCTGCGCGCGCTGGCGGCCGTCGGCGTCAGGGGCGTAGGGCTGCATCGGGGAATCGGTTCCGCGGTTGATGCGGTCAATCACGGCTTGCAGCTGGGATACGGTAATGCGGTTCATCGTTTTCTCCAGTGTGTACCCCATTACGGGGCGGATTCAGTGTCTTCGGGTTTACTGACGCGGGGCTTACAGGCCAAGCGCCACCAGGGCGCCCAGGGCGAGGCCCAGTGCGATGGCGAACAGGGCATCGCGCAGGGTGAGTGGGATATCGTCCACGGTGTCCTCCAGTGCGCCCCGGTGCGGGGCGGGTGTAGTGTCGGGGGCGTGGCTTACGCCATGCTGACGGCGTAATCGGCAGGGTTGATGATCCTGCAGTCGGCTCCCTGAATCCTTTCGGCGCAGCCTTCGATAGCGGCGCGAATCGCCTGCTCTTCGCTGTCGAAGATTTTCGAGTCTTGACGCTCCTCATCCCAGCATGTCGAGGGAATAGTCCCACGGATGAAATATTTCCCGTGCGCAGGGTTAGGCCGTCCGTCGTGGAACGGATAGTCAATCCGCATTACTGCTGTTGAAAATCTTGCACCAGCGAAAAACGCAAATTCAGATACTCGCTTCCTTTTCATCGCCTACTCCAGGTTATCGGCGCTCACCGGCGCCGTGGTCACAGTATCAGCGGGGATCCTTACATCAGGCTTACAGCACAAACCTGCACAGATCCCGCTCCCAGAAAATGCCACGCTCGATGCCGGCATGCGTGACTGCGTAGCGATCCATCGTGGTTCGCAACCAGGGATGCCGCGCGGATCCTGCGTACCGCACGGCTACGCACGTTCCCGCAGGGATGTCGGCCTTGCCGTTCTCAGTGTGCACGTGGTTCTTCATCTCGGCTGTGCGGTACAGGGTCTGCTTCGTCGGGGCCATCGTCTACTCCTTGCGCGCCGCCCATCGGCGCCACGCACGCATCATCGGCGGCTATCCTTACGCGAAACTTACAAAATGGGCGGCAGGACGTCAGGCAGACCCCGTACTTTCCCTAACCCGAGCCCAACCCGAGCCTAGGCTTCGTGTCCCCTCGTTTTCTCCTATGGTGGCCCCTGTCTTGACCAATTCTGCGCCCTCGGGGAGCAAGCGTTTTCCCTCTATGTCCCCTATTCCCCCTCATGATTCGAAGTTCAAAAAAAAAACCCTCGGGGTTTGAGCTAAATAAAAACGGAGGGGACAGAGGGGACAGAGGGGACACGCGGGGGGTCAGACCATGTCCGGCGCCCCCGCGTCCCCTATTCCCCCCGGCTTTCTGATGTCAGCGCGCACTCACATAGCGCCGTGTCCCCTATTCCCCCTAGTGCAACGATGTTGGCGGGGACTAGCATCGGAACGGGTCTACCCGCTGCGCTTGCGCTGCCGGCCCAGTGCTGCGCTGCAGCATGGTCAGCGTCCGGAGCGTCAGCGTCGGGATCGTCAGTGTGCGGATGGTCGGCATAGAGACAGTCAGCGTGCGGTCGGCGCGGCCAGGCCCCCCGGGTAGGGCCCGGGCAACCGGTCAAAGTGTGTGGAGCCCCCGCACAAATTTTTATTTTTTTCCACTACACTTCGCCCATGTTCCGCGACCTCCCAATCCGCGCCCGAGAGCTGAAAGCCACGCCCGAGATACTGGAGCGCATATACGATGCCGCTAGGCTGGGCTTGCGCGGAGAATCGCTTGCGCTGGCTGCTGGAATGCTGCCAGCTGAGTTTGCCCGCCTGAAGATAATGGACCCCATCGCGGATATTGCCGAGATGAAAGGCCGCGCCGACAGCGAGCTGGAAATGTCCCGCGTGGTATTTGATGCTGCGCAGGCTGGGGATTCGAAGGCGGCGCTGGAGTTTCTGAAACACCGCCACGATTGGGTTGCCACGCAGAAAGTCGAAGTGCAGGGTTCGGCGCAGATATCGATTACTGTGGCCCTGGAAGAAGCCCAGAAGCGCGTGGAGCGTATTGCTGCGGAAGATGTGGTGGATATTGCGCCACGGTCGGCTGCGGTATTACCGCTGGCGCGGGAGACGCTGGGGGAAGCGGTGTAAATGACGCTGACCGCCGTACCGATGACGCTGACCGAGGCAAAGGAGTTTGTGGACAATTTCCACAGGCACAACAAAGCGCCGCAGGGCGGTGTGTTTGCTGTGGGCGTCAGTGATGGCGCTGCGTTAGTTGGCGTGGCGATTGTTGGCCGCCCTGTGGCGCGGATGCTGGATGACGGCCAGACGCTGGAAGTGACGCGCTGCTGCGTGCTGGATGATGCGCCGCGCAATGCGTGTTCGTTTCTGTACGGCAGATGCTGGCAGGCTGCGCGTGCGCTGGGCTGGCAGAAAATGGTGACGTACACGCTGCAGTCGGAGTCGGGGGCGTCGCTGCGCGGTGCTGGGTGGAAGGTTGTCGCGCAGACCAAAGAAAGCGACGGAACTGGCTGGATGAACCGCCCGGGCCGCGAGTGGCAGTCGGTGGTTGGGCAGGCTAAGTTTCGTTGGGAGGCGATATGAGCCAATACGCGCCGATATAGACCATGCAGTCCATAAAATACACCCCCGCCGAAGAGCAGGTCCTGATGGCCCGGATGTGGTCGCCTGCGCTGCGGGACGACCCCGAGGCGTGGGTGATGTTCGTGTTTCCCTGGGGGCAGGCGGGGACGCCGCTTGGCAAGCGCGTGGGGCCGAGGCGTTGGCAGCGGGATGTACTGCGGCAGATCAGGGATCACGTACGCGAGAACGGCACGCGGGATCTGTACGAGGTGCTGCGCCTGGCGGTGGCGTCGGGGCGCGGGATCGGAAAGTCGGCGCTGGTGAGCTGGCTGGTGCTGTGGATGCTCAGCACGCGGATCGGCAGCAGCGTGATCGTCAGCGCGAACAGCGAGGCGCAGCTCCGCAGCGTCACCTGGGCCGAGATCACGAAGTGGATTGCGATGCTGATGAACACGCACTGGTGGGAAATCAGTGCGACGCGGATCGTGCCGGCGAAGTGGTTGACGGAGCTGGTGGAACGCGACCTGAAGAAGGGCACGCGGTACTGGGGCGCGGAGGGAAAGCTCTGGAGCGAGGAGAACCCGGACGCATACGCCGGGGCTCACAACGACGACGGCATGATGGTGGTGTTTGACGAGGCCAGCGGCATCCCGGACTCGATCTGGTCAGTGGCCGCCGGTTTTTTCACCGAGAACACGCCGCACCGGTTCTGGATGGCGTTCAGTAACCCACGCCGGAACACGGGTTATTTCTTCGAGTGCTTCCACGCCAAGCGTGATTTCTGGCGCAGCCTGCAGGTAGACGCCCGGACTGTGGAGGATACGGACAAGGGCGTGTACGAGGGGATTATTGCGGAGTACGGCGAGGACTCGCGCGAAGCGAAGATTGAGGTGTACGGCGAGTTTCCGGACGTCGGGGACGACCAGTTTATTGCGCCAAGGCTGGTGGAGGAAGCGCAGAAGCGGCCGGCGTACAAAGACCCGTCGATGCCGATTGTGCTGGGCGTGGACCCGGCCCGCAGCGGCGTGGATTCCACCGTAATCGTGGTGCGGCAGGGGCGCGACCTGCTGGCGATCCGGCGTTATCGTGGCGACGACACGATGACCGTGGTGGGGCACGTGATCGAGGCGATTGAAGATTTCCAGCCGGCGCTGACGGTGATTGACGAGGGCGGGCTGGGGTACGGGATTCTGGACCGCCTGACAGAGCAGCGGTATAAGGTTCGGGGCGTAAATTTTGGCTGGAAGGCCAAGAACGGCGTGATGTGGGGTAATAAGCGGGCCGAACTGTGGGGCGCGGTGCGCGACTGGCTAAAGACGGCCTCAATACCGGCCGACGGCACGCTGAAGAAAGACCTGACGGGGCCAAAGACAAAGCCGGACAGCAGCGGGACGATCTATCTGGAGTCCAAGAAGGACATGAAGGCTCGTGGCCTGGCCTCGCCGGACGCGGCTGACGCGCTGGCGTGTACGTTTGCGTTCCCGCTGTTCAGTAGGGAGTACAATCCCAGGCCAGAGCGCCGCACCGTCACGGGCGGCTGGTCGCAGATGGCTACGGGTTGGATGGCGCACTGAGGGCACGATGGCAAAGAAATCGGTATCTCTGAGCGTAGGTCGCGGCGAAAAGCTGACCACCGAGCGCGGCGCGGGCCTGACGGCCAAGGGCCGGGAGAGGTATAACCGCGAAACGGGGTCGAATCTGAAGGCGCCGGCGCCGAATCCGAAGACTGAGGCAGATAAGGGCCGCAAGGCGTCGTTTTGTGCGCGTATGGGCGGCGTCGCCGCGAAGGCCAAGGACGGCGAGCGGGCCAAGGCCGCTCTGAAACGCTGGAAGTGCTGACCATGCCGCAACGCAACGCACTTTTGCCGCCGTCACGCAATGCTTTGCAAGCAGATCCGGTGCAACAGTTGTTAAAACAAGCTTCAGAGGCGCCGCAATACGGAGAACTGGTGGATTACCTGTCTGCGCGCAGGGCAATGCCTCCTATCCAGCAACGACCGCTTGGTGTATCTGGCAGCTTTGATTACAACACAATTTTTGGAGATGATTTGCCAAAAACTGGCGTTGTAACGCTTGGTTTTAACGCCCGACCCGCAACAGTTGTGCATGAGTTAACTCATGCCGCAGAACGCCAAATTCACGATCAAGCTTTTGCATTGCAAAGAAAGGGCAGAAATCAAAAATTAAACAACGAAGAAAAACAGTTTTTGGACGCTTATTCAAAATTGATGTTAAATGCAGAAAATTTAAAAACAGATCCGCGCCAAGAGATGTTTGGGCGGCTTGAGCCTGGCGCAACAAAAGAAGCGTTTGCTCATCCAGACGCCAAGTACCGTCTTTCTGGAAAAGAACTTTCTGCTTTTGGCATGGGAAATGCTGCGTTGCCAAGTTCTGCAACTTATCGCGTTGCGCAGCACCTTGACCCAACAATGGCAACCGAGTTTTCTGTTCTGCTAGACTTGGCAAACCGCCTACAACGCCAGCAACCGCCGCAAGGGCGCTGACCATGCCGCAAAAACCCGGCCTCTACGCCAACATCCACGCCAAACGCGAGCGCATCGCCGCCGGCAGCGGTGAAAAGATGCGCAAACCGGGGTCTCCGGGCGCGCCGACGGCCAAAGCGTTCCGTGAGTCGGCAAAAACGGCTAAACCGAAGGGAAAGTGACCATGCCGCTGGTGAAATCCGCGTCTCCCGCAGCGTTTCGCAAGAACGTGAAGACCGAAATGGCGCACGGCAAGCCGCAGAAACAGGCTGTGGCCATCGCGTATAGCGTCAAGCGTGAGGCGGACAAAAAGCCGCCGGCAAAGGGCAAGAAATGACTCCTGCGGGTGACGCCAACGGCGTTTACGAGGCGGCTACGGTCGCCAACCAGAACGGCCCGCGCCCGAAAGCGAAGCGCGACGACGGCGAACTGCTGACGACCATGCGGTCGCGGCTGTCGATGGCGATGGGCGCGCTGAG